CCAGAACATTTTCAATAGCCATCGGAGCCAAATACATTCCATCTTCTTGAAGAACGAAATAACGCTTTAAAAACGAAATTTCTTCAAGAAGTTTATAGGGACGCAGTGACTCCGATTTGGTTTCGTCAGTGTAAGTTAGTCCAATAGTTTTGAGAATGCGAGTGATAGAGGTTTGATTAAACCAAGAAATAATATCCGAAGATATATTCTTGGCGTCGTCATCACCATATACAATATCACTCACATACTTGCCATAGTCGCACACGAGTGGCAGACCCATTTCTTGCTTAAGAAGTAGGTAAGCCACTCGCATGATTATCAGATTAAACAGGGAATTAATGATAACGGTTAGAGGGTTTCCAGATGGTTGTGAATGGGTTTGTCGGATGACATGCCCACGAACAAGTACATCCGTATTGCAAATGTGTTCCCACAAAGCAGTACGAATCATGTTCTCCTCTTCCGTTCCGTCGTACCAGTCGTTAATTCCGTCAAGAATTTTCATCAATACTTGCATCAATAGGCTTCCATCGAAATTGCTGAAATCTCCAGCAACAAGAAAGTCACCATATCTTTGCAAGCGGTTCGCAAGTTTGGTCCATTCGGTCGAGTAGGGGTTTATTCCTACTGCAATTCCATTATCAATTCGCTGTTCCATAACATGGGCAGCAAAGTCGAGAAAGTATTGGCGCAAGGCAATTGCAAGATGTTGAGGACAAGCCTCAAAAACTCGCGTTTTTCCTGCGTTAACTTTTTCTATTGGTCGTTTTTCATCTTTTAGGGTTGCCATAAAAATAGCATCCCCACGAATTCCAAGTCGGGCTTTATCAATCAGTTCGGTAACGTCACGTTTAAGTTCAGTATTAGTTAAGTCGAATTCTTGTTCCTTTCCAAGCCAAGCCGTTTTACCTTTTCCTTTATTGTGTAAATTGTAGGGATATCCAGGTGAAGTAGTGCGATTGAGAGATCTCTTGTAAGGGTCGCATTCCACTCCAACAATTGCTTCTTCGTAAGAATGAACAATTGTTGGGGTGGACTTAAAACCGATCAAAGAGAAAACATCATTCACTGCAGCATCTAAGATATCACTATCAATATATACTTGCTTTCCAAATAATTTTTCCACACCTTTCAACATCGGGTCAACTCTCTCTCCATTTATTTCTACTGGCCGTAAAACAGCCGGTTTAGTAAATGGAGTTTGAATTAACCCATGCACCGCCGATGGTCGTAACGCAGTCTGATTAGGGACGGCAGGCATTACTGCACTGCCGACACTCAAATAATCACCACTCGCAACCAGCTTGTCTCGAAAAGGCGTGGAAAGTCAACTGTCAGAATAAGGGAATCGTCCATCAATCATGTACCGAGAAGGAAGTGAATGCTCCTTGATGTGATCCTGAAGAGCGCACTGTAAAAGTTCGCTCGTCATTATCACACCAAGAGCAGGTTCACCAGCTCCTCCAGCAACATGAAAACCAATAATTTTCGCAGGGATGTTTTTGTTTTTCGCAGAAATAAGCGAGCCACAACATCC